GAAAAAATTCATTTTTATGGTGAAGCCAAGATAAAAAACAATCAATGGTTTGTTTTCAGTGAAAACATCCATAAAATGGAAATCGCTTTAGAACAACTCCAAAAATCTATGGAAACCGTTGTCAAAGTAATGAGAAGAAGGCTCGAAGAATACGAGAATCTTAATAATGGGTTTAGTGTTCTTAAAATCGTGGCTTTCGAAGATGACGAAGTTATTGATGATTAACAGCAAGTGATGGGTCTACTGCTGGTTCACCAGTGTTTGAAGAAGTGGTTGTGTTTCCACCAAAGCCACCACTAGTATTTCCAAGGTCTTCAACAGCCTCATTTAAGTCATCAAAACGTTTCGTGAGGTCAAGAACACCCTTACCATTAGCAGCAACACCAACATTAACTGCCTTGAATTGCTTATCGATTCTATCTTTTTGTTGAATCATCAATTCTTTTTGATATTCTTCAACCTTATCTGCTCGTGGTTCAAACACCATAAAATAGAAACTGACAAAGATTCCCAATATGGTCATAATTGTCGCAATGAAACCCTTCAGGGTAAATTGTACTATAGTATTTGCCCCAAGTGTGGTAGTAGGTTGTGGCTGCACAGGTTGTGCAGGGGTTGGTTGCTGATTGTCTGGCATAGTGTTGCTTTTCTTTTTAATCTTTATGTTCCCTATAATCTTAAAGATTGCTTTTATTATCTTATTTACGAGTCCTAGGTTCATAGACTGCTGCCTCCCATGTTACTTCAAACTCACAAAATTGATTGTCGCAATGGTGCGTATAAATTAATGTTGGTTCCGTTCCAATTGAAACCGTCATTCCCTTTGGAAATTGGTCTACTAATATATCTTTACCGCCAACAAATATTCGTAATCCCCTCACCCATGTATTAGTACTATCTCCCTCAAACTTTGATTTACTCACAAGATATAACTCATAGTGATATTCGGTAACTGGTGGCATTTCAAGATTTTTTTTCATATCTCTTTTACCACCAACATTCATATCCACCACATGAACAACGTTCTTTTCTTCAGTAATAGTGGTGAATGCACCCAATGAAACAACATTACCTTCCTCGGTTGCTAATTTAAATGTGCCGTAATCCTTATAAATCTCTTTATCGTATGCGCTATTCTGAGCGAACAAACCACCACCGAATAATATCAGTGCCAAAATAAATATTAATTTTTTCATACGTATATAAATACTGATTTAAAACAAAAAAGGGAAGCAACTTGCTTCCCTTTTTTATCTTTATCAATCAATTGATTACACAAGGTCACCAATTCCGAATACCTGTAGACCGTCACAGTAGATTCTACCGTAATATCTGTTCAATACCATTTTCTTTGCATAACGAGTCATGATACCACGAATCGGAGTAAAGTCGAATGGATTGTACATCACAGGAGTAAGCTGCATTGGTACGTAAGGAGCGTAGATGTATCCTGTTTCCAAGATGCTAGTTCCTTTATGACCAATAAGCACTGTGTTAGCAGGTGAATAAGGGTCACGATATACTAAGTAACGTCCACTTAAAGTACCGATTTTCTCAATACCCATGTTGTACTTATCCTGCTCTGGAGCAGCATTAGATACGTGGAAATACTCAAGGTCATCAAATACAGCAGAAACTTCTGGAGAAACTACTACCCATGATGCGCCACCACGAAGGGTTGCTTTGTGGATTTGTGCTGAAATCTGGTTGATTTTAGTAACCAATGTCTGATTCCAGTCCTTTTGTACACCGTAATACTGGTTAGTTGCACCTTGCTTGCGAAGACCATTATAGTCCCAACGAGCAGTCCAAGCAGCACCTCTACGAAGGTCACGAAGAATTTCACGGTCAATTTCAGCAGCCATTTGCTCTGACAATAAAGCAGTTAATTCTGCTTCAGCATCAATGTTATGGAATGCTGACACGTCTTGTGCCAATTCTGGTGTCCACATAGCACGCATCTTACGAGTTTCAACAGAAACTGTAACTTGGTCTAGTTGGAATGTTACTTCAGCCATTCTTGAATCTTCTTCAAGGTCGCTGTAAGTTCTGTAGGTTACTTCCCAATCACTTGGTGCTGGCTGACTTGCGCCACTCAATGCTTGGTAACCATTAGTACCTGCGTACTGTAGGTCAACAAGAAGAATAAGTTTACCATTTTTGTCAACAATTGCTTGTCCGTACTTCTGTACCTTTACGTTGAAAGGAATACTATCGCCAGCAGCGATACCTTCACTTGCGTAAGGAGCAGGAGCAGTAAGAGCAATCGTAGGTAGAGTAACTTTCAATCCAGCAAGGAATGATTCAGTGTCCATAGGAACACCAGTTGGTCCTACCAATTTACCTTCTTCAGTAGAATAAATTCCACCAACGGTAATTTGGACAAATTTGTCAGTACCAATAACGAATGTTTCGCCAGTGGTTGCGCCAGTAACAACTGTAATGTCACCTTTTGAACGGTCAAATAATGATGTACCTTCTTCATTGTACTCAGTTGCATAGAATGCATCGTATAATGAACGGCTTTCAAATTGAGTTCTTGAATCAGCAGCTTTGTCAGCAGCGTTGCCATATGCACCGTCAGGTGAAGTATGGACTCCAAGAGCTTGCTCTGCCCAAGGTGCAGTAGTTGAATCAACTCTTACACTAGTCTTAGGGTTAATGTAGTATAACTTACCAATAGGTAGGTTAAGTGCCTGTACAGACACGATGTCGTTTGCTAACAATTTAGCAAATACTCTTCGGATTACAGGAAAAGCAACTGTTTCAAACTGACCACTGTTTGATGAATCTGACGACTCATTAATCATGTGTGAAAGTTGATTCTCGAATAACTGAGCACAGTTTTCTTTTACGTTTCCTTCTAATCCTTCTAACAGACCAATCTTTTCCCAACGATTAGTTGTTATTTCTCTTTGTTCACGGAGTTGCTTTAAACCAATGTTACCAACATCTCCACTTTCGGTTAAAAATCCCATTTTATTTAATGTTTTATTTTTTATACTTAAATTATTTTTTGTCCTCTAGTTCTTGTTTTTTCGACATACTCAATCAATCTTTTCATTTTTTGAATGTGTTTGTCATCAGCATAAGCTGTAACTTCTTTCGCTTCGTCAATTTGCTTTGAAGCTGAAGGCGCAATAGAGGCACTTGCCTTAGTTTCAATGCTTTCAGTTAAAGTAGATTTGGTTTGCTTCATTTCTGTAAGGAAACTTTTGTACTTCTCCTGTGATTCAGCGATTGTATCAACTTTCTTGAACTCGTTGATAATCTTAATTTTATCTTCCTGAGTTAATGCCAAGCTCTCATTTACCAATAGGTTATTTACATGCGCTAAGTTGGTATTGAAAGTTGCCATCTCTTTTAATTGATTGCGATACTTTTCAAGTGCAGACTTATATTGTTCTACTAACGTAGTCACTGACTGCTTATATTTCTTAGTTTCGTTTAATTTCTTTGTCAAACTTTTGTTCTCATTAATTAAACTACTAATCTTTGGTTCATTTCCTTCATTCTTCATCGCATCACGTAATCTACTTGCTTTACCATAATTGGTATTGTCATTAGCACCTACTTGTCTTGCGTTTGAATGGGTTTGGGTGTGCTGGATGTTTTCCTCAACTTCTTGTTCACCTTCAGCACCACCGCCTAATACAGCCATTACGTCTGCATCAGTTATTTCTTCTTCATCAATCATTGCTGTGGTAGGTCCACCGGGATTAACCTTGTTTGCACCTTTACCACCCTGATTTTTTTGTTCTGCAACTTCTTCTTCATCAATCATTGCTGTGGTAGGTCCACCGGGATTAACCTTGTTTGCACCTTTACCACCCTGATTTTTTTGTTCGCCAATGCCTTGAATCATTTCGTCAATCTGATTTCTCATATTAACTAATTTATCATAAGCAATTCCGTCATCAGGACCACTTTTAGGGTTGGTGTTAATTGTCTCCAACTCATTCATCGCAGAAATTTCTTCCTCGATTTCGTCCATCGTGATAACTTCGTCTTCAGCATCTGCGCCTTCCAATGCAGAACCTACACTATTCATATCAAGACCTGTCATGTCAAATTCTTCTTTCAGAGTTGTGTCATTAGCAACAGTATCCTGTTTTGTGGTGATTTTATCAAGATATAAGTCACCGTCTTCGGCTTCGCCTTTACCTAGATTTGGAGTATCGCTTTCGATATCCCCCATAAAATCTTTTTCACGTTCTTCTTTCACAACATCTGGTCCCACTTCAGGAGCCTTTTTATCAAACGGCTGATTTTTATCATCAGCTTCTTTTACAACCTTTTTGGTCTCTTTTACTTGATTCTTCATAACAGATTCTTCTTTGTTTGATTCATCTTCGCCTGACTTGTCAGACTCTTTAGCTTCGTCTAGTTTCTTATAAGACTCTTTAGCTTTTTTATTTTTATTTAACTCTTCTTTCAGTAACTTACTATAACTATCTGGAAACTGTTCAGCTAAATTTTTCTTAGCATTAGCGTCCGCAGCATCTTGAATCTCTTTGAACTCAACCAAAGCCTCTTTCATTACTGATGTTTTTTTAGTATCTCCCATCTTATTAAATTGTCGTATCTAATACTGTAATTTTTATATAAATACATTCCCATCGGGAAAAAGTATATTTTTTAATAAAAACAGTACAAAATTTCTTGCATATATCGAATTTTATGATTATCTTCTGGCACTTTATAAAAGGAACCTATTAATTGCACTGTTTATTTTTTGGTCTTCTTCCTTAAGGTAAATACCGTTTTTGTTCACGTAATTTTCACCGAAACTCACATTACCTTGTTTCTCAGGAAATAGAAACGCACCGGGTGTGCTCGGAGTAGCCACCAAGTCAAAACCAATTAATTCGAAATCGTCCTGAACCAAATTCTCACCATTAATTTCTTTAAGCGTTCCAACACCACGACTTGAGATACCTAACTTAATCTTATTCTGTAGGTACAGGACAATTTTATCACCAACCACTGAAACGATACCAAACTTAATGTAACCCGGAGATACAATCAATTTCAATTGACCATATAATACGTTTTCTTGTTCTCCCTTACCCCACCACATCTTAGTAATCATGTGCGAGATGTTCTGTAGAGAAATAATACTTGAGTCAGGATGGTCGGCTTCAGATACCGCACTATTGGTTTGGACTAATTCTTGATAAACTTGTACTTGAGGAACCAAAACGTTCTGAGGATAGATACGACCATTTTTATTTTTAACCCCCCATTTCTGTAATATACAATTAACCAACACTGGTTCGTTTAGCTTTAGCTCGAAATTCTCATTAAGAATATCTTTGTTGATTTCGGAATTAATAAACCCGGCATCATGCTCGATTAATATACCAAAACCAGTATCGCCTTCCTCTAATATCTTGCTTAATTCTTTCTTTAACATCTTGAATCTTTATTATAAATAGTTTTAATTACTATTTTAACCCCCCATGAGTCTTGGAGTTTCTTCTTTAAGAACAATTTCATTGATATCGTGTATGTTTTCCACAAACATTCGGGTTTCCAATTCCATTAATTTTTCACTGATAATAACATTAATTTCCTTGAGCTTCTCCAATTTTTTTGTCATAATGGTGGGCTTATTTAACTGTTAATTTTTCAACTTTTTCTCGAATCTCGCTTACAACCTTTAATATTTCTTCTGACCTGCTTTTATCGAATTTATCTTCTAAATCCAGAAGATTCGAAACTCCGTTCAATACACGAAGAGTTTCTTTTTCACTTTCCATCCATTGACGACTTCTTTCTTCTTCACGTTTAAGCATCTCAACTCTAATATCATCAAGTTTTTGTTCATTTTCTTTTCGAATGACATTAATTTTTGCAGCATATTGGTGCTCCATTAGTTCGGCTTTCTTTGTTTTAGCGTGTAATGCTCTTACCATCGCCATTATTTCAAAACCAAATACGACACACACCCCAATAAACAAGTAAAAAAAGACATTATACCAAATTGGGTGAATATGATTGACTGCTTCAAGTAATACCATTTTTTCTTTTCTATAAATAGTCGAAGCACACCAATTAAACTCATAGATATTTACATTTTTTATTAAGAGGTATTTATATGAAAAATCCGAAGGATGGCAATCGATGTAATTAAAACAAACGGTAACGTAATGCTGGTATCACCAAACAGTGTGAATATTAATACTGATATGGTTAATGGTGTCCCACAATACGAAAACATGTATATATTTGCTGAATTAACAGCACAAAGTAAGGGAAGAACCATTATCATTAATAGTGACGCACAAACCACAACTTCAAAAAAAGTAAATTTCATCGGAAATGACCAGAACAACAATGTTGATAACCCAAACTATTTGAATTTTACAACAAATTATTATGATGGGAGTACTGGTGAGAATACACATTATGAGGGTTTTGGAATTAACAATATTAAAATCGTAATTAATTCATCATTTATTCCACAAGTGAGCATTCAATTTGTTGATGTCAGAGGTTTGGCGTTTTTTAATCAAACCGAATCACCATATAGAATTTTATTTGACTTCCCACCACCAATATTCACTTTAACAGTAAAAGGGTATTATGGCAAACCAATAACATATAGATTACATCTTGTTAAATACACATCAGAATTTAGTTCAGCAAATGGTAATTTTATAATCGATGCTCAGTTTGTTGCAATGACATTTGCGCCATTGTCAGACATATTATTTAGATATATAGTGAATACTCCATTGATTGATGATGCAGCATCGATGACACCAAAACCTAACGTTCCACCTAAGAATACCTATGAATTGATTCTGAAACTAAAGAATCTATATAAGGAAATTGCAAAAAAATTAGAAACTGATGAGGAAAATATTGAATATAAGGACATAAATGATGATGTTAAAAAGATTGATGCCATTAATGAAATATTAAATGGTTTTAAGGGTAACGAAGGCTTAAATAAACCCGGAATACCATTAATGGTAATAAGAGCACCATTTGTGGATGATAGTAGGTATATATTCCCCAAAACAAATTCAATTCCTGATGAACAATTAGAAATAATTGAACACACATCTGCATTCGATACTATAATAGCAAGCTCACAATCGAGTGGAAGAAAAAGCACACCCAAGCATAGACTATATATTCTTTATCTTGTTGGTGATGGTATTCCGATTCCAGATAACACAAAACCACCAACAACCTATACCACACCAAAACCACTATATTGGCAAAATCCAACGCAAAACGATAGTGGATTTAATAAAGCATTAGTTGCATATAAAAAAATGTTACAGGGTGAAGCTACCACAATAGTCAGTCTTAATTCTAGGGATGATGATATTGCTGACCCGAAATCATTTCTCAATAAATCAAATGTGGTGAATGGTACTTTTGATTATAGTAATACTGGTGGAACTAAATATTATGGACTGGATATCACCACTTTTTATCATAAAATATATCAGAAAAAAGCTGAATTAGAAAAAGACAGAACTCAACTTGCAATAGATATTATAACCAAAATCAACAACATGGTACAGGAAAAACTAGGAATGATACCATCAATATATAATATTTTTGATATTATTCTGAGTGATGTTGATAAATTCTTTAACAAATTAAAATCGGTATCATATGAAGCCTATAAATCACACAATAATATAGATGCGAATAAAAGACTTATTCTTGGTGACGGTGGTTATGCTGAGAATAAAAATCTCGAAGTATATTCATTCCCGTTGATTATTAATAAGGGACTTGATGGTAGAGAAGAACGAATTGCTCCGGTTGAATTAAGAAGAAAAATTCCTTTTCCTGAAATAGACCTTTGTACCGATTTCATTGATACGTTTCTGGCTCAAAGAAGATTGGAAAAGGAGTATAATTTAAAGGATGACCAAGCCGATGATGGTACTTATAAATGGATACCGATATCGCCATTCGACTCAACAATTGGTGGTGCTTCACCTCAAAGTCCATATTTGGGTCTTAGTGATGATGTACGAACAGAAACACTTAAAATACTTTTAAATCGTTTCTATATGCTAACACAAGGTACATTACCGGAAGCGTTTTATGCGGAACCAACAGATGATAGAAAAAAGGATAAGGCAAATATTATTATTAATGATGCCTATGTGGAACTATATGGAAAAGCAGAAGCAATTAACTTGAATTCGGCAATATTCTCAGAAAAAACTAGAATGGCAATTGAGGTTATGGCAAATCAATATAACAGAACTAAATTAGAAAGATTCTATGAAGACATTAAAAAAGTTAGTTTCACATATGCCACTGGAAACACTGGTCCACCAGCAACATCCAATATATATAGTTTCCCGACAAACGACCCAAAATACTTATTAATTAATCCTTCATTTACTTCAGAAGGAAGAGTCTATACTAATAAAACTAATGAGGGATTTGAAGGGATTGAATTTATAGATGGTACTGTCGAGGTTCAAGAACTCAATGAGAAATCAAAAAATCTCATTGATGGCTTCTTTGAGAATACTGAAAATAAAAGATTATTTGGTGGAGACCCTGCTGAACACTTTTTTGAATTCACGAAACAAAATTTATTGTATATAAGAGACAAAATCGGTAATAAAAGAGTAACAGATTATATTAGTGAAATTCCACTTCGTACCAGATTTCTTAGTGATGCAACTTATTATCCCGCTACTGGACAACGTGACAGAAATTTTCCGGGTAGTGGTAATGACGATGCCGAAAGACAAGAAATTGCTTATCAAGAAGGAAATAATTCATTTACATATTTAGGTAGTAATGAGGGTAGACTTTTGGATAGAAGTAGAGACATTGCTCAAGTTTGGTCTGATGTTTTGGGAAATTATGATACCGAAATTATAGACACAATAACTGGTGAAACTACGGATGATAGGAGAATAAGTTCAATATTAATACTTTCGAATTTCGGATATACAGTAAGTCCATTCAATAAATATCCAAACTCATTAAATTCAATTGTTTTTGATACACCAGCAGCTATTGAAATCCCAGCATATTATACACCATATCTAGGCGCATTACTTAATGCTATTGAAAATGATTGGGTTGATGGTAGTACGGGTATTTTAGAATATTTCATTAATGGTCCGGGTAAAAATCTACCAAATCGTGGTTTTTATATTTTAGCTGATTTACATGATATAGAACTTTATTTATCGGAAAAAGATAAACAGGAATTAAGAAATACGTATAATAGTTATATGAAAAGGTTTCATGATGAAATTCGTTCGCAAATTGGTGAATTATATATAAGTGTTCATACTAACACTGGTCTTAATTTCAACTCTCCCGGTTATACCCCAACACTGGCTCAGAAAAAGATGGACCTATATAGGTATTTTCTTGATGATAATGCCAATCTTGGAAGAGTGGAAAAAAATATCGACCCAAGTGGGGGTAAGGGACAATATTTTAGCACTATATTAAAAAATCTTATTATTAGGAAAAACCTACTTAATTATAGTCAATTAACATTCGAAATGCCTCAAACTGGTGAGGTGTTGTTTCAAAATTCTGGATATACGTCACTTAAGGAATTAAATACGAATGGTATTGGAACACTTAGCAGTGGTGCTACGAAAACAATTAACGATAGTTATTTCACATCGTTATTTACAACCCTTGCTAAACTCGTTGTTGAGAAAAGGGCTGAAATTAATGATGAGAAAGAGGAACAAGATAAAAGTAAAGGGGATTCTGATATTATGAATCAACTATATTATTCGTTTAAGAATATAAACGATAAATGGTTAACCGGAACAGCAGTTAATAATAAGAAGGGGTTTCCTTTTAACCCTGATGGTAAAAGAATGATTGATTTATTTTCTTTTGTTGACAGAGGAATGAATCCAATTGGTGAAACCATATTAAATGCTGAGATTCTAACCGAAATGATGAATGACCCAAATATTAGTTTATTTACGGTACTATCGCAATTATTGTCATTAAATGGTTTTGAGTTCTTTCCTCTTCAGAATTTTTTAAATTTTAAAGATGAAAATTCATGGAAAGAATCATTTGAAATATATAATGGTCCTATTGGTCAAGATGAAAATACGTTCTTTGTTTGTATGTACATCGGTGGTTCTGCAAGTTATCCATCTGTAGAAGGGAACGGTTTTCAGAATGATGGTATTATTGATATCACAGAACCCGGAGTGAAGGGTTTTGAAAAAAATACCAGTGGTTCACAATATGAGGAAAATCAGAATCAAGAAAAAAACACCAATTTTCCTTGGCGTGAAGTCCGAGCATTTAGAGTTAGATTCGGAGAACAAAATCAATCAATGTTTACTGACATGAAAATCGATAGTAAAGAATATCCAGAAACCAATGAAAGTATTCAGATTTTATCAAGATTAGCTGGTGATAATAATCCCGATGCTGGTATACCTAAAGGACAAAACCTTTACAACTTATATGAAAATAGGTCATATAAGGCAACGATTACTGGCTTCGGAAATGCCATGATTCAACCAACCCAATATTTTCAGTTGGAGAACATTCCTATGTTCAATGGAGCATACATTATTCTGACAGTAGAACACAATATCACTGCAAATAAAATGACTACGAGTTTCAGTGGTACGAAACTATTAAAGTACCCTATGCCAAGAGTATTAACTCCTGTTGCATTTATGAATTATGATGGTCAATCAATTGGTGATTATACCAGACAAGCACTTACTTTAGGAACACAGTTAACTAGTATGGAACCAGATAGAGTTGGTAACCGTAAAGATAAGGGTGGGTTAGATGGTGTGTTTGGTGTTGATGTTTCTCACCATAACGGTGTTGCTGACTGGAAAAAAGCTAAAGCTGATAGAGTTGAATTTGCATTTATTAAACTCACACAAGGAGATAGTTTTTATAGTGGTTCTGTACCCAATTATGATATCGATAAGCAAATTAATGATGCAATTGATAATAAGGTAGAGGTTGGGTATTATCATTTCGCTGAATGGGGGAACACATCTGACCCTGAAGTTGATGGTGTGACTCAAGCCAACAATTTTATTAGCAGATTAAGTGAAGTGCCGAAATCTAAATTTCCTGCCGTTCTGGATGTCGAAGGTGGTTGGGCTTGGGCTGCTAAACGAGGTGTACCGTATAGGTGGAGTAATAAAACAACGGACCTCAATATAATGATTCAATCATTTATTAACACAATGGCTGATGTGGGATATGAGACAATGATTTATTCTCGTAAAGGATTCATGGAAGAACAGCAAATCACTGGTTTCGGTAAACAAGCGTTATGGTTGCCTCATTGGTTTGATTTACGTGGAAAAAACAACCCAGAAAGAGACGAACCGCCAGTTCCAAAAGATTGGTTTGATTGGGATGTATGGCAATTCAGCGCACAGGGTATTGTTGATGGAATACAACCCGCTCAACAAGAAGGTGCTGAAGGTGTTGATTTAAATGTGATGAGGAAACGTTTTTTTAGGAAATACACTTAAAGCAATTCCTTTTTGAGTTCGTGAAGTCCGATAATGTTGTCGTCAACATTCTTTTTATCATAAACCATTTCCTTGATTTTCTGAATGGCTTTGGTGATATTATCATTGGTGTTGTCTTTTTCGATACCTTCTAAAATCACGAGATTTTCGTTTTTCATGGTTTCGAGAAGACTTTCTTTTTCTTTATCGTTTGATTTAATAAGTATCTTAAGTAAATCAGTATCACTTTCACTAAGGTCACCATATTTCTCATTAAATTTACCGACTGCGATTTCAAGAACGCTTTCATTAATAGGTTCAACATCAACGTTCTCAATTAACGATTTTTTCGGAGTTCTCACATGTTCCAATACTAATACAAGTGCTTCATGCATTTTATCAATATCCTTTTTCAGATGATTCTCATGTGTTTCGTGAATTAACGTATCAATAGCTTGATAAAGATTTACCTTATCATTATTAGGGAGAATGTCTTCTGTTACGAATTGTATTAGTTTTTCACGTTCAGCATCAATTTCTTCAATTGTGAATACTTCAAACAAATCAATTTGCTCATCAATATATTCTTTTGCTAGAACTTCACTTTCAATAATCTTACTTTCAATACTATTGAAAACATTGAATTCCATTTGCAGATATGGTGAATTTTTCACTACATCGAGAAAATTAGTGGTGATTTTCTTCGATTCTTCAATTAAGTTACCGTTGAAGTAGGCATCCTTTAGTTTGGTTGAAACCAATAAATTAACAATTCCTATGTTGAAGTTTTCCATAATGATTAACTCAATTTAAATATAAATACTATAATTACCTATAAACGCTTGACAATAATAATGCACGTTAATTAATCATCCACGTTCAAATCCTCAATATTCTCAATTTCAATATCTTGAATATCTTCATTTTTTTGTGGACTATTAATGCTTTCAGTGCTTTCCAATAGCTTCTCTATCTCATTTACCATGTTTAGTGCTGTTTTATTCAGATTATCATTTTTATTATTGTTTTCCTGAATAATCTCTTTCTGTCTGGTTTTCTTCTTAGTACCTGTTTCTTGTGTACTACCATAAACCAGTTTTTCAACGAGGTTGACATATTCTTCTTCTGTCATTTTACTTTCCATCATTGGGGGAGCAGCACCGCCACCAAGTGGCGCACCACCTAAGTCACCACCTAAGTCACCACCGGGAGCACCCGGAGCACCGCCCATCGGAAGCGCACCCATGTCACCACCCGGCAAACCACCTTCTGGTGGCATTCCACCTTCGGTTTCACCTGTCATAGCAGCCATATCTTCAATTGGTTCACCGAATCTCTTATCAATGTCAACAAATAAGCCAGATTTCTTAATTGTAACCGGAGCATCAGCAAGTTCTTGCATAACAACCTTCTCCATTTTCTGTTGTTTCAGGTCATCAACAATTTCTTTGTCGCTCATATTGAAAATCAGGCGTTTTGCAGTTGTATGTGACATTGCAGCCACACCACCTTCAGCACGTGTTAATTCAGTATAGGTCTGAGCCTTATCTCTTAGCAATTCAGACTTCAATAATTCTTGCTGTGTTGAAGGATTAGTAAGGGTTAACATAAAACCATTTAAATCTTCACCACTATAACCCAATAAATAAAGATGAATCATTGCCATCTTATTGAGTTCTTGAATCATTGCTTGTTGAATACGATTTACTTTCTTTGCAAACCTAATATCGTATTGCGCCATATTTTTTCCACCACCACTTGCGTCTTGGAAACTAAGGAATGGCTTCGGAACACCGAGACCAGTAAATAAATTGTCTCTGAGGTATTCAATATCTTGAATCTGGTCTAAGTTCTGAGCACCGGGAAGTGTCTCGATTCCTGTCTGTGTATTTGCATTTCTTACCGGAAGGAAATAATCTTCATCATTCCCCAGAATATTGAATCTGTAGTCGATTTGACCATCATTTGGAGCAACACTTGCTGTTTTTTTGAACGTAGTCGCAACTTTGTAGATGTATTCTTCAATATCGTCTTCATCAATGTTTCCAACATCGATTTTAAACACTTTTTTCTCACCAGCACGAATAATTCTGTAGGTAAGCATAGCATCTTCTGCCATAACAAGCTGACGGAATACCCTACGGACCTTATTTAAGATTGATGAACCATAAGGTAGGTATTTATCGTCTCCAAGAAGTCTAAAGTGAGCGATTTCAAATACATTGAATTCATCACCAGTCATTCTTTCCTTGAATTTCACCAATGGTTTACCGTTTTGAATTCTTTCGAATCTCTCAATTTCGTAATTCACGAGTTGTTTCACGTGCGTAATACCCTTTTTTCGTTCACCATAGAGTAGAACGAAATTATCACCATATTTACAAACATTTCTCACCCAAAACGGTAGGTTCACATTCACGTTTACAATATCGTAGAAAAATTCCTCTAATAATATCTTAATTCTTTCTTTGTTGGAGAAAATATTGAGCATTTTACCATTTAAACCAATAGTTGTGGCTTCTTCCATGAATAAATCCAATGCGCTACTAATAATTGGATAATATTCCATGCCCTCATAGTCGATATATGCGGGAAGTCTGGCTGCTTCATATTGTAGTGCTTTCTGGAACCCCCTATCGGTAGTACGGAAGAATTTATTTTGAAGTTCACGCTTCTGTTCAATCTCCAAACCTTTTTGATGAACTTCTTCAGGAGTCCTACCCCTAATAACAATTTTTGATTTTTCTGGTGTTGCTACAGGCGCAACAGATGTTGAATCTTGCATCCCAAACCCACCAATATTTAACATGGCACTGAGTTCTTGGTATATTGTGCCTTTTTTCTTTTCTTCGCCAGCCATTATTATAATTTTTTATAGTTTTTTATAAATACTCTGAAATTTTGAAAAAGTCAGTTATTTATAAATACATTCTATCTTTTGTTTTTATCTTTAATGCCTTGAAATAACCAAGCATTTGCACCAAGGGGGTTCAGAGGGTCTGCGCCATCTGCCGTAAACATCGGTTTATTCTTTAATTTTTTCTTTTCACCAATTTCTTTCATGTCATTTATGGTAAGGATTGATTTAAGCATTTTTTCGGTAATCCCCTTATTTTGCTTAAACTTAGCCATATCGAAATTCAAAACATAAAGCCCAATCGCCAATCCCATTATACTGTCATCATGGAAGGTTCGTTTATGGTCAGCAACACGGTTTCCAGCTACCGTAACGAACGTTTTTAACTCATTGAGTAATCTTACCGACCTAATAACGACATCCTCTAAATGGATAGCTCTCTGCATCTCAAGAACAACTGACGGACGGTTATTTCCAATAAAGAAACCCGGTATCAAATCAATATTCGATACCTTACCATCAGGCATGACTTTTACCCCCATCTTAATATATCCATTTAATCGGTCTCGTGTTGGTTTGTGTCCTACTTCAGCATAATGGACATTCTCATAACCCATTTCAAGTAATTTTTCAACAGTATGTACACCATGACCACCAGTGATATCAACAACACAATATGCGTCATTATATCGTTTACCGTATTGGTATGCTATTTCAGCAAGTTGTTGTGGACTTATTTTACCATAGTATTCCGCAACTTGCTCAACTTTATGTCGTTTTATTTTAATTTTTTTCGATTTACCGTTCTTCGTAATAACCTTTTCCTCAATAATTTCAATTGTTTTGAGCATATTGAGTGTAGAGTTATCCTCTCCGTGTCCCGGTGAAGCATCGAGTGCCATAATATAGGTTTCACCCGGTTTAGCTTCCTCAAAAATCCACATGTTACCATCAAGATATTCTTGCGTAAATTCGGTTTGAATTTCATTCTCTTCAATTCGTTTAAGATATACTTCGGCAATAAAGTTATCACCAGAACCTAGAAATGAACAAAGTAATTCCTGTGCGATTTTACGCATATCACCATTGGCATTACGGACTTGTTCTTCAAACCACGGAGAACTAGCAGTCCAACCATCTTCCATCAACTGGATTCGTTGTTCATTTGACCTACCATTGTCTTCTAACCTAATTTCATTAGTTTTATCCTTATTCTTCAACCAAACCAAATCTTCATTATATCTTGGGTCATTAAACCACCAGAGTTCAACAGCGTGAAAATTGTTTTTAGGTTTCCCATTTTCATCCCTTTCCCTTGCACCTTGGAATGTCTTGTAGAATACAGCATCAAGTCCAGAAGGTGTACTTACCATAATTGCACGACCACCAGTTTGTAGTGTTGGCAGTGCTGAAGTCCAGAACTTATCACCTTTCTCTGCCCACGCAGTTTCATCCCAGAACAACAGGGTTGGTGTCATACCACGCAAAGTCTTAGATGCGAATGCACCAAGTCTTGATTTGTTATCGTAAATCTTGAGTTTCTGAGTATCTTTGAGATTCTCATCAGTATTCCTACCAGTTTTTGGTCTAAGCCATGAAGGACAACCTTCAATAAATTCAACAACATCACTCATTAACTCACCAGTAGCAGTTTCCAGTTTATCGGCAACAATAGCTGCTTGACGGTTTTTATTGAACATGACGTACCAAGCAATATATGCGCAGGTGGTTGTACTGATACCTGCCTGACGATATTTGTTGGCAACGACAAACTTATGTTTTAGGAATGCCCTAATTAGGTCTTTCTGGAAATCAAATAATTTGAAAGGTACAATGAGACCATCAGTACCCTGAGTCTGGTCAAAAATTGTCAAGTAGGTTTCAATGAAATAGATAGGGTCTCCTGCACAACGAACGAACTCGTCTTCTTGTTCTGTAAACGTTAGTTCACAGGCTTTTTTTGCAACACCGTCTTTAGTGATAACAACGGCTTCAATGCTCCCTGTTTTTCTTAATTTTTTCGCTAATTTTCTGGCTTCTTCTTTTTGTTGTTCCAATTGAGCATCAAACGGAATAACTGGCACGTGTTCTGGAAAATTCTCATCGGATTTTTTCGATTTTTTCGGTTTCCTTTCCAAATCACTATTTAAATCAAGGTTAAGATTCATTATAAAATGTTTATAATAAATACTATCGACCTGAAAACAGCAAAGCACGGTACATATCTGGACGCACCGTGCTTCGATTTCCTTCGCCCAAATGGAGCGATGAACACTTATATAAATACTAGAACATTATCGAAGAAGTCTCAACAAATTCGTTGTTTTTTAAAATAATTTTCCTAGAACTCAATAAATCCTTAACCTTTGTCAACGACATACCGTAGTGAAACACCAATAATGGCACGTCATCGTCATCGGTTTCAAACATCTTCTCATAATCACTAAAACTACCATCAGGTTCTTGTTCCAGTTCATATGCGAGTGCGTGAATCGTATGATAACCATGCATATATTCTCTATCAACGGCTTCATGTAAACAGAAGAAGTTGAGTGAACTTGTTTTTAAATTAAAAATAGCATTAATGAAATCAGGTTCAGGTGGGTCTGCATTATCACAAGCAGGACTAATGTCCCATCTCCAAGCCAACACATCAATATTGGTAGGGTCTAACGAGAAAATGAATTCATAAAGTCCTTCATCTTTCGCATTATACCCAATCTTTAGAATATATATCAGTTTTAGTTTATCTTCATCCATAACATGATTTTATCATAAATACTGAGAACCGGGAAATGATAAAGTATAGAAGCCTCTTAATTCTTACTAAATTGTAAGCCACTTTCATTTTTAATTGCTGACAGTATGATATTCAATGAAAAGTCATATGCAGAAAGACTTTTCCTTTCCTTGTACTTGAAATATTGAAGTAGTAATTGGGAAACAAATGAAATACCTAACATAACCAATGCAATAGTTGGATTTATGAATAATGACAATACTGCAAGAATAAGGAATGTTGTTCTTAGATTGAGTGAGAGTCGCTTCCAACTCAGAACAATGTTCAGAATATCATCACTATATAATGTGAAGACCCTCCGGTATTCAAACCAGTTCACTTCCGAATTATCTTCTTTGGTTCCCTGAACCTCTGCGAAGATTTCGAGTTCACGTTGCTTAGAGCCACCAACGTAGCTCCTTTTGAATTTCAAATTATTAAATTTTCTATGTATCATAGTTCTTATACGACAAAGGTAAAAAAATGTTACAAAAAAACCCGAATTTCTTCGGGTTTTTTCAAATCTATTATTATGATTGTGTATTAAACACCACCCAATTGGGTCTTACCTTGTGTACCACCGTGTCTGAATTTACTAGGAATTGCAGCAGCTTTACTCGCTTCTGGTTCATAACGAACAGTTTCAAAATCACCACCAAGTCTTAGGGTTCCTCCATTACCATCAACAAATTGTTGTAGGATTTCGTATTTTAGTTCAGGTGGAGTAGTCTTTGCTGCTCTACCAATCGCACCCATTTGTGGATTAATTAAAATGTTTTGGAATGCCTGTTTGAATAATTTTTCAATACCAGCAGCATCTTGTGGGTTAAGTTTTGCAAACCTCTCAGGAACGCTGAAACCCATAATTTCATTTACTGCTTGTGATTCGAAGAGTTCGAATTGCTTATCAATAGTTCTGTCAAGTTTTTGTAAAGTTGCTGATTTTTTAGTTTCAGTTAAAACAGGTTTTTTCAAACCAGCTTTTTCTTCAAGTCTGTTGCGAATATATTTTCTGAGTTTCGCTTCGCTTTCATTCATTGTAACGCTAACACTGTCTTTAGTTACTTCAACAGTTGTTATTTCAGCACCTTCGGGTTTTACAACACCACCACCCATTGATTCAAAACCTGAAATCATATTCATTTCTGGCTCTTCGTGTTTTGTTAAGTCTAATACGTTGTCTTCAGCAGGAGCTTCTTCAGCATCAACATCAAGATTCTCGATATCGATGTCTTCACCTTCTTTTTCATCGTTTTCCTTCATTTCGACCTGTGGTACGTTATCAGAACTCAACTTCTTACCAGCTTTTTCGCTAACCTTGATATTAACTTCTTCTTCCATTGCTGGAGGCATAACCTCAGTACTGTCAACCGGAATACCGTCTTCAGCAAGACCTAAACCACCAATACCCCCTTGGGTCTGTGAAGCACCAACTTCTTGGCTAATTGCTGTCATAATTCTTTTCAAATCAACTTTCTCTTTACCTGCTTTAACTAATCTATTATTTAATGCAGTGATTTGTTTGCCGAGATTAGCTGCAACGCCTTCAAGTTTCTTTACTTCGGCAGGTACAACAGCACTGTGTGCTGCTTTTTTTACGTCTCCAACATAACCACTTACAGCATCTTTTGCTTGGGTTGCTTTATCACCAATAGCTGTGCCAATTTGGGTTGCTTTATCACCAATAGCTGTGCCAACCTTTTGTACTCCTTGTTTAACATCACCAGCAACTTTACCAGCAGCACCTTTCATCATTCTACCCAAATTACCGAATAATTCGTTGATTTGTGCATCTTTATCTTCAGCACTGGTTTCGTTCATTTCCATTGAAAACGGTTCAACCTGATTTGCATATTCATCGTGTCCGTATTCGCCTTTTAGTTTTGCAAGAATTTCAGGTGTGATGAATAAAGCCACTGCTTTAAAGTCACCATCATTCTGACCTTCATCATGTGCGTTTGCGTAACCGCTAACCATATTAGTCATTTCTTCTTCACCACATTCCTTAACTGAATCGACATTATAACCACGTGATTCTGCGTATTGAGCAAATCCACCACATTCTGCACATTGTTGTTCTGCAACCTCTTCTTCTGGTTCTGAAACCATAATTTCGTCACTGGTTTCAGTATCCTCAACATTTTGTCCCAAATCTTCAATATCTTCAGGTGGGACAACCTTTGTAATTTTTTCAGCCATTGCTTTTCTGTCTTCGATATCAATATCAGGAAACTTATCTTTAAACGCTGAAAGGAATGTATTCACATATGATTTAACTTGAGAATCAGTTAATTCTGTTTTTCTCAATTGATTAGTTATTTTACCAAGACTTTTTTCAATTTCTCTTTCGATTTCAGTTTCTGGGTCTTCAACAGCAACTGCTTCTTCATCACCACCTAATTCCGCATCACCAGCTAGTGGGTCAGCACCCATATCATCCACTGGCATTTCACCACCCATATCACCACCAGCTAGTGGGTCAGCACCCATATCATCCACTGGCATTTCTTCAGCAGGGGCATCCATCGCATCAATTCCGGCATCCATTTCAGCATCCGGTGCTGGCATAGCTGGTTCAGCAGGTACTTCAGCAGCAGCAGTTGCAGCGTCTAAATCACCCAACTTATTTGAAGCCATTTCGATTTCCTGTTCAGCTTTACCCTCAATCAACATTCCTTTCTTACCAACACTTTTCATTGGCTTGATTTCAAGACCCTCATTGATGGTTTTAAGCATCATGTTCCTGTTTTTTCTGGCTTCAGCTAATTTAGTATATTCGAAATCAGTGACATTTCCTAATCCACCAATATATACGAAATCCGCAACGGTTTGATTTTCATTAAGACCACCTTTTTTGATGTAGTATTTATGCTGCTCTTTAATGATACCATAAGCAACGCCATTCGCTGCTTTTTCAATATCAATTAAAGTACCCAGATTACGAGTCTGTGATTCATTTACTGAAGTTCCCTTTACGTCAGCCAATTTCTTCATTCTGGCGTAATACGATTCTTGTGATGTATATTTCTTATTCATTTGAATATTTTTTATGTGCTAATTATTAGTTACATTTTTTTATAAATACTTAATTAAGAACAAAAAAATGCAGTTCTTATATTATTTCCTTTTTTTCATTCATAACACCGTATTTAATAAGCATCTCATTTACTTTAGGTGTGATTAAATTTTTTCTCGAATAATTGTCAATAACAGATTGGTTTGCACCATCAATCGAAACACTTTCATTAAGGTTTTTTCGATTCGAGTGTAAATCGGCAACAATATCATAGAACACCTTTTCGGCTTTCTTACTTTCAATGAAAGTTTCCAATTGTTTAGTTGTTACAATAATTCTTCTCATATGTCAGAATTTAATACTTCGTTAATACCTAATTCGTTTAGACTTAATTCTTGTGTGAGATAATCGTTCTTTATCTTCACCAGTCTTTCAAGATATCCGGTATTTCTTAAAACCTTAAATGCAATATTTTCTGATGAAAACTCACCACTTTTATCAAGTCCACTTTGTCTTAATTTTTTTATTTTATTTTTGAGTGCCTCATGTTTTCTCAGAAAATCGTCTTCACTCTTATTACCCTCCAAATCTTCGATTGCATTCATTAAGTCTGCCGATTTCAACTGCACATTAGCTGTATCAATATTAATTATCTTTTTCGTTGGCTTTTTAATCCACTCATCTTTAGCCAGTGAATATGTGCCAGAAGAATGATGGGGTTCAGCACTGTCTTGAAAATACATTTCAACATCATGTCCCTTTACTTGAATCGGTAATCTTTCTGTCCAAAGTGCCTTTTTTAATTTAAAATAATCACCCACGAATTCCTTGTTTTCCGAAATCTGATTGAAATCCAATATAACATGAACATCCATATCGGAATTTTCGTTGTAATTAAAATTGGCAATACTACCAGTTAATATAACGTCTTTATATTTAAGGTCTTCAGCACCACAGAACTCAATAAACCTTTTGGCATTTAACAATAAGGCTTTCCTGATATCGGGTTTGATTTTATCATCAGATTCCCAGACAATAGGATTCAATGTGTCATGCATTTGTATTGACGACACATCTACAACATCAGGTTCAATAACTTCTTTCAGAGTATCTGAAATATTATTTCTTCTCCAATATTTACCTGACCAAAAACGTGGATTTTTTTTTACCTCGTCCATACCAAATTCCACTGAATATTAAATTATTTACCTACTTTTGCAATTGCTGCAACAGGAATTTTAGGTTTCGCTTCGTCTAATTCCTTTTTTTCTTCCTTTTTACCCTCTTCTTCACCTTCTTCTTCACCCTTTTCGAATTCAGGACTTTCTTTCTTCTCATGCTCCTTACCTTCTTCGTCTTTTTCGTCTTCCTTTTCACCCTTTTTCTTGTCGAAATTCCATTCTTGGAGATTTTCAGGGTCAAGTTCACCAGTTTCAATATCAACTACTTCTGAGTCTTCAGCAGGAGCTTCTTCAGCTTCCCCATGAAGCATAGCGTAGAGTTCATCAACCTTTGCCGTTAATTCCGCAAGTTTTTCTTCTGGAGATTTTTCCTCAACTGGTTCTTCAGCAGGTACTTCAGCACCCATCTCAGCACCCATCTCAGGAGAAACTTCC